TACAATTATCTCTGGTTCAGGTTTAACTGGTGGGTTAAGGCGAGATTTAAGTTGGTATACAGAGGTAGATTTCACATTAATACCTTACAAATTAAATCTTATACTAGCTGTTAAATTATGGACAAGATAGTCTCTTGCGATTAAACCTTCAGACATTCTAGGTTTATTTCTTCCTAAATTTAAATAATTATAACTTAACTCAAAAGTAGTATTTTCAGTTAATTGGATATCAGTACCCGCAGTAAGTTTATATGCAAATCGATATGCTTTTTGATTAAATCTTGGGGTAATTATTTCAGAAATTCCACTCTCAGTATTTGTCCCAATACCTGTAGCTTTATCTTGTAAAAGACTAACACCAATCCCACCACCAATAAAAGGAGTAAAGATACCGAAATTAGTTATATCCTTGTATCCATTAAACATAGCTGCGCTAATTTTTGTTTTGTAATTAAGTTTAAAAATATCGCCAGATGGGTTAGTGGAAATTTCATCTGATAAAAACAGAAAGTAATGATCTAAAGATAATTCAGTGCGAATTGACTCTGTTAAGTCGTATCCAGCTCCTACTTGAATTAGCGGAAATCTACTCGCTAATTTAATTTTACCATTAAGGTCATTAGTCTGGAAATGAATGGGGCTTATTTGGTTTAATCCTACTCCCATTTTAACATAAAATTTCTCAGTATTACTACCAGCTAGTGCTGTTGAAGATGCGAATAAAATTAAGCTTATATATTTATACATTTACTATATTGTGAATTAATATTAGAATATTTTAAATTATAAAGTAACTATATAAAATGTCTATGAAAATAGGTAAAAAAGGAATAGATTTATTAAAGAAATGGGAACAAGCACCTAAGGGTGGGTTTGCTAGTATCTCTTATAAATGCCCAGCAGGTAAAAACACTATTGGGTGGGGGCATGTTATTAAAGCTCTAGAAAAGATTGAACAGCCCATAACTTTATCAAAGGCAGAAGAGCTGTTATATGATGACGTTAAATGGGCTGAAGAAGCTATAAATAATTACGTAAAAACTACTATAAATCAAAATCAATTTGACGCTTTAGTATGTTTAGTTTTTAATATTGGAGCTACTAACTTTAAAGCCTCTACATTACTTAAGTTTTTAAATGAAGGTTCACTAGATAAAGTTCCAGTACAATTTATGAGATGGGTATTTGCAGGTAAAGTCAGATTAAAAGGCTTAGAGAATAGACGCTTTGCTGAGATAAATCTCTGGAACGATAAAGGGGTAATAAATGTTTAGTTTCTTATTTGCAAATATAAAATCTATAGGTACAGGATTACTCGGATTGTTCATGTTTTATGTTATGGGCAAGAATAGTAAATTATCAAAACAGAATGATAGTTTAAATAAAGATATCATGGAACAATCTAAAAATATTGAAGTAAAGAAAGAGGTTATAAATGCGCTTAGGGAAATCAAAGATCTTGATATTAATGGTAATGTTGAGCGTATGCGGATGTACAACAAAAAAAGTAAATCTAAAAACAGAACTTTGTGATTTACCGAAATTATCGATGCCTAGTGATGAAGTGGCTTTAGAAATAGAACAATTATGTAAGAATCCTAGTAAGTGCTTTCATCTGAACGACTGGTTTAATAAGTTATATCGCTTTGAAGCTGAATATTCTAAATATAGAAATTAGAGATAAATTCCACTATTACGTAACCAATTTCTAGCATGAGAAACATCATTAAAGCGAGAATCTAACATTTTTCTTTTTAATATTTCAGGATGATTTAAAACCCTAGTATCAGCTGTATCCCCATACCCACCAGTAGTGCTAATGACGTTACCTGGATTATTTTTAAAGAAAGAACCATTTCTTATACTTTCTTTATATGCAGCTTCTCTTATTTGTTCTAGCCTATACCATTCTGCATGAGCTCTGCTCCGTTCTGTTGCCTCTCTATTTATCTGAGCAACTCTTTCTTCATTTTCCCTAGATCTTTTCTGCGCTTCATAATCATTTTGAGTTTTTATTTGCGATCTTGAATCAGCAAGTTCTTTTTCTAAATTATTATATCTACCTTGTAAATCTGAAATTTGAGAAAGATCTATGCCTTGATTTGCATAATAATTATCTACCCCATTAATTCCTAAATTTATACCGCTATCTCTTGCATTACCAAGTAATCTAGGTTGCTGATATCCTTTTTCATTTTGATATGCTTTGTATAGTTGTTCGTTATTACCTTGGTCATTTTTCCACTTCTCAATACCTGTGGTATTAGTACGCTTGACATCATTAAGCATGTTACCAAACTCACTATTAGCTAATTGGTCGTATTGATTTAGTTTACCAATTTTATTTATTGAATCACTATGTTTGCTATTAACACCTGACATTAATTCGTTATTTAATGTTTTAGCAGTAGTGCCATACGCTGCATTATTTAATTCCTGCATACGCTCAGCTGCTGACTTAATATGAGATTGACCACCATACATACCTTGTTTTATGTATTTAGCGTTTAACGAAGTCATATCGGCTTTAGCTTTCTGTTTTGCTTCTTGATCTATCAACCTATAACGAGGTGCTAATCTATCAGGTAATTCATCATTTATAAAGTTACCGACATTATTTGGATCATTAACTAATTCTTTTCTTATGTTCTTACGCTCAGCATAATTTTTATCTTGATAACTAGGACTTATATTTTCAGCTAAACCATATGAAGTAGCCATATCAGCGTTAATCGGTTCTGCTAATTTACCAGTATAAGTTGGTGCATATAGGTTTGGTGTATTTGTTTGCCCCCATTGATCGACAGGTAGTGAAGTATCAACACCATAAGCTTTTAATGCTTTTTCTAATTGTCTGGCATTATTGGCTAACAAATCAGGGTGTTCTTCATCCATATTAGTTCCATCTAAAATTCTCTGTAAATTAGATAGACGTTCGTAAGGTTCTCTTTTTTCAGCTTCAAATCTAGCTTTTTCAGCAGTTAAACCAATATTATTAATACCATGCTTTTGTGTGCCAAACTCTTTTTGCATGCCGATTAAATTACCCTCACGAGCTTGTTTGCCCATAGATGAATTAGTAATTGCATTAAATGCTGCGCTATTCTTATTATGTTCTAAATCTTTGAATTTATCGTTTAATTCTTCTAAATCAACTTTAGTGTCATCTAAACGTAATCCAGTATCATTGGTAAATCTATTATTGTATTTTGCTTGATATGGGGTAAAACCAGATTGAAATTGTTTACCCAATCTTCTTTCGGTTATATTTGTATTAAAATCATTATGTTTGTTTTGTAAACCAGCTAACAAATCTTGAATGTTATCAGCAGACATACCTTGATTAGGTTTGTTAGCTAAAGTATTTAAACTACTATTATATGGAATTCCCTTTTGAGTTCTTCTTGCTTCTAGCTCTTGAGCTTTTTGAGTAAGCGAAGACATTGGGGATACTGTTTTCCCAGGGTATGTGCTATAATTTGTATTATTTAACTTAATAGCATCTCTTGCTAATATTCTTTTAGCAGCATCTTGGAGTTGTCCGTAATCTAATGATTGTGCCATAATTAAAATCTAATAGGTTGTCCTGTAAAATTAGGGTTATTGTAATAATTCATCCATCTTCCAGTTTGAGCATATTCTTGCGGTGAACTAACTCTATTGTACAAAGGCTCAATATCTATTCTTTCTTCTGGCAAAAACTTTTTACGAGAATTTCTTCTACGAGCTTGTTCCATAGCTAACTCATATTGTTCTTGCTCTGCCATTTCAGCAGGAGTTAATCTAGCAGCTAACATTTCTTCTTTACTTGCCTTACCCCTTTGCGTAGCAGTTAATTCTTTCTTTGGTTTAGGGGCATTAATCCTATCATAAAGAGTAAGTCCAGTAGTTCCTAATGACAATAGGTTTTTAGGTTTAGTCATGTACTCTTTGGAATTTCTACCAAGTTTATCCATAAAACTTAAATTATTATCCTCATCACTCTTTTTTCTAAGATATTTTTGTAATTGGTTTTCAAAATCACCATCACTATCATCACCTGCGCTAACACCACTTATTTTATTACCACCCTGCATACCTGACATAAGTGCGTTACCACCATACGTGGCTGTACTTTCATTACCACCAAGACCAATAGAAGGGAGTATCGCATTAACATTGCCATATTTGGTTAACGCATGACCTGCACCTTTTGCTCCCATAGCATTTGCACCAGTTCCAGCTAAGCCAGCTGCTGTTGGTAACATTGCGCCCATTGCAGCACCTCTAAGAGCAGCTTGACCTGCATCTTTACGACCACGTATTTTACTTCCAAATGCGCCACCAGCAGCACCACCGATAACCCCACCAAGACCTGGTAAAAGCATATTACCAACTACTGCACCAATTCCACCGCCTGCAACAGATTTAAACCATTTTTTAGGGTTGCTAAGTAGTCCAAATTCAGGAAGACCTGTTTTAGGATTAATCGTACCACTACCACCAGCAGCCTTAAGCATTTTAGCTTCTAAAGGGTTTATATGAGCTAATATAGTATCGCCGTTACGACCTTTCTTACGTACTTGCTCTAATATGTAATTTAATTTTTGCTTTTTCATATCGTTACTGTTTAACCTTAATCATAATAATATATACTGCTTTAGCCCATTCTTCCCAGTTTTTAAAAGAATCTGTTTTTTTTGCATTCTTTACAATTGTTGTAGAAGGAATAGCATTAGTTCTGAAAACACCTGTTCCAGCTACTATATTACCCCATTCTTGCCATTTTTCTTCATCATACAGGACAGGTAATCGCTCTTCTTTGTATATCCTAACTAGTTCTGCCGCCCATCGTTTTACCGAAATATGTTGTGGGAAAGGTAAAGGTGATATCATTGGTTATCTCCTTCTCTAAACTCTAATAAGATATTACCAACATCATATGGGTAAGAGCATGAAAACTTAATATTCATAAACCTACCTTGTACTCTAAAATCTATTTTACCTAAATTAGGAGCACCATGCAAGGGGAGATCTGCTAATTGAAAATCAAGAGGGGGTGTGCTAACACCTGTTGTCATAGGGTATTTTTGATAATTAACACTTATTTGAACAGCTTCACCAGCTACCCTTGTATAATTAGGTGGTGCTGGTAAATCAGGTTCTACTTCCCATAAAACTATATATTTTTCTATCGCATTACCATTCTTAGCTGGATTGAACGTTACAAACCCATAAAAAGGAGTAGTAAAGAAAGAGGGTATGTTTCTAGTGGTTGTAGCGATATTAACTCTAGCTTGTAAATTAAATGCTATTAAAAAATTATTAGCAACGTTAGGATCAGCCACTAATCTATATGCTCGTGCAGGTTGCGCATTAGGAATATCAAATGTTAAAGTACCTAGCCTAGGGAAATTTTGAGTTGAAACATGTATTTGGTTCCAATTTATAAGATCTAGTGAAGATTGGATATTACAAAAATAGTTTTGTTTTGTATCAACGTTAGCGTTTTTTATTTCTATTCGTGAAATAGTTTGTAAATTACCTAACCCATAATCATACATTAAATTTGTATTCGGAACTTGTCCATAAACTCGGTCAATAAGAGGAGGAACTAAAAATGCGTTTTGAGGGTTAGGTGGGCCAGCACCATCGTTACTAAGACCAGTATTAGACGAAGGAGTTCCGCCTAAAATACGTTGGTAAACAATACCACCCCCCCTAACTTCTGCAAAACCAACTTCTTGTTTCCATATTTTTTTATAATAA